GTAGCCACCAAAATTTTGACGGGGGATGTTAAAATTTTCAGCTACCACCCACTCGCTTTTGGCGCTATCCCCCTTAAAATTATTTATGGTTAGCCCTACCTGCATTTTTAAAGGAATGAGCGTGGTCCTCTTTATTGTGACAGGATTGACAAATTGATTCTAAATTATTAATATCTAAACGTTTTTCCCAACCAATTGGTGTACGTATTTCCTCCACATGGTGGACGATAGTGGCAAGCGTATTGGTGTGGTCATTGCGTTCACATACTTCACACATTGGATTGATACTTAACTTGTATTGTCTCATTCGTTTCCATTCACTTGACTGGTAGAACTCTGCATACCTTTTGTTCTGTGGATTGGTACGCACATACTTGTTGTATTGTGTGGCTGTGTTACCTTTGTGCTTATCACAATACACCTCTGGTTGCTTTACATATTCTCTACATAAAGCAACCTTACACTTCTTATACATTAGAATGAGTACATGTCTTTCTTAGTTACTGTATCACTAAAGGCATATGATGTCAAGTGGTGTGGTGTTGGTTCAGTGATAGATGGTTGTGTACTATCATATACATTCCCTTCACTATCTAATGGTTCTACTGCATTGTTAACATATGTGGCTAGCGTACCCTCCAGTGTTCTGATGTATGCCACTAGGTCCACCTTGTTACTCTTTAGTAACTGCTTATCTGTCTTATTATATAGTTCATGTTCCATTACTTATCACCTCGTTTAGTTGCTTTGAATAGTACACTAAATACAATGTTAACGATAACTAACCATGCAATTACTGTGTGACCTGTTGCAAACAATACGCCTACAATTACCCATAGGATATAGATGTTAAGTGCTAACAAACCAAGTACCAAGATACTTGCTAATACAATCCCAATGATGTTTCCTGCTTCTTTATTCATAATTAATTCCTCCTAATATGTTTTACTTTACTTCTACATTATAGCATACTTATTTGTGCTTTAGGGAGTAGATTAATCATTGATAACCAATGAAATGTTCTTCATGTGTTCTTGATGTTCTCGATGTGTTCTCTGTTTAAGTAACCAATTGTCGCAATGAGGAACACCTATAAACGTTGATAAACCAACATTCTTAGCCTATTTTATTATAAGTGTTCTCTGTGTTCTCTGTATATTCTACTCCATCTGTAGATAAATATAAAAAGGGAAGGTGTGTCTGGTAGGTGAGTAGTAAAAAGACCCAAGACAGAGAACACTTTGGTTCAATCCCTTGTGGCTCTAAGGCTTAAGCCTGTTCTTTAATGAAGAACAAACAGAGAACATTTCAACTGGTTTCATTATTTTAAATTAATTTGAACAAAAGTGTTGACAAATTAATCAACATGGTTTAGTATAGTAAATGTAAACCACAACAATTATAAACAAACGAGGAGGAAAATAATATGAAGAAAAAGACAATCAAAGAATTTTGTGGAATGAACAATGTAACAGAATACATTGAATCACTAGACGAGAACACAACTATTATCTCACATAGTGTGAATGGTATGTTCCATTATATTATTACTGAAACAGAAGTAATTTATAATAATCAGGAAGAGTTAAATATTGACTATATGGACTTTATCACACTGCTTAAGATTAAGGAGGATCTAAAATGACAGACTACGAAACACAAAAACGTATTGATTACTTACAAGGTGAATTGAATGAATACCACTACTATGATGTGCATATTATTGGAAAACACTTTGATGGACACTGGGAAGGCTATGCACTCAATGAGGAACAAGCTTTCATGAACGCATATGAAGAATTTCCTGATTCAATTATGACAGCAAAAAAGATTAAAGTAGTAGAGTATTCAAACAAACCAATTGAAGATTTAAGAAACAAATATTCATATGCACGATTTGCAGGCGTGAGCGTTGGTTGTGCGTTAGTACCAGTGATAGTTGCAATTTTAGTAGTATTAGGATTAGCATAGGAGGAAGAATAATGAAAAACAAAGTATGTGTAACACTTGATGAAAACAAACAGTTAGATATTTCAATTAAAAAAGCAACTGGTTTGGCAAAAGCAGATGAAGCAGAAGTGAAATTACAAGAAATGTTAGGTAACAAATTAGAAGTGATTCAATTAGGTAATGACATTTACATGTATCTTAATGGTGAATCATACAAAACAGCTGAATTAATTTAATAAAAATCAGAAAAGTGGTTGACAAGTTCAGACCCAACTGATATACTAAATATATAAATTAAAGGGAGGATATAAAATGTTAGTATCAAAGAAAAAGCATGATTTATTGATTAAGAACTACAATGAGTTAGTAGATGATAGGGATACATGGCAAGGAAGATGTATTAACCACGTAAACTACAAGCCAGTAGCATTTGAAATCGTAGATGAGGAACAAGAAGTGACAAAATATAAATATGCTAAAATTACAAAACATAGTGGATTATGCACAACTGACAAAGAAGTAGGATTAGAAATTGGCAAATCATATAAAATTGTAGAATACAAAAATACTTTAAGTGATGATTGCTATGTACATGTAAGTGATAAATACCCACACTACTTCATTTCAGAAACACAATACGAGTTGGTAGAAAAAGAAGAAGTACCTGAATTGAAAGTAAACGTGAATGTAGATGTGAAAGAAGTTATCCAAGCTAAAATTGAACAACTTAGAACAGATGCAGAAATTATTTCAAATAAACGTAACCGCATGGAATGGCAAATGTTTAACTTAAACTCAAAAGCAAACAAACTTGAAGAAGTGATTGAAACTATCAAAGAATTTGAATAAAACACTTGACACCTACTATATATGATGGTATAGTAGGTGTATAAGATAACTAAGGAGGAAACAAACATGGCACTATTTGGTTTAGCATTTGTAACAATTGGAATCTGGGGAACTTACAACATTATCAAGTATATTGAGGACTAGGAGGAAAACAAGATGTATTTAGAACTTGAACAAGGTGAAGCGATTGATTTATTAGATGTATTTAACGCTTGGATAGCAAGATATGGTTATGAGAATATGCCAGAGAGTAAACGAAAAGTAATGCAAAAAGTATTTGATTTGAGTATGGAAGATGAATATCCAAACAACGCATTTAATTTAAGTGTTGAGGACTAGGAGGACCAATAATGACAACCAAAACTAACTATCATATTTGTTTAACAAATAATGAGTATTTCAACTTATATACAGAAGAACCAATTCTTGTAATGTATGAACAAGCAGTTGAAAATGATGAAAAGTTATTGAAGTTAGATAAGCCAGAAGCAATAGAAATTGATGGTGAAATGCAAGACACATTTATCACCATACCACTTGATTCAATCTTATATGTATTGGAGGATGCTAAATGAATAACTACCTGATTGAGGTGATGGGAAAAGATGAGTGATTCAGTAAAGGTTATTGGCTCAATATGGGCTTCAACTGACGGTCTAAATATCTACAGAATTGACGTTATAGACACACGTGGGTATTTTATCACATTGTTAGACAATGAAATACACATGGTTTCTAAAACATGGATACACAAGCAAGCCACCATGTGTGACACAAAAGCAACCAAAGAACAGAAACAACAATTTGAGGAGGAAACAAAATGACAGTAGAAGAGTTATTACATTTAATCGAAAATGATATTGATACATGCTACCTATTTAACGATGTTTACCTTGTAAAAGAAGTAGATATATACACGGACAAAAAAGAATTAAAAGAATATTTTGATTGTAAAGTTAAGTCATTTAAGGTTGAATTAATTAAAGATGATTACTTAGGAGAAGTTTATGATTTATATATCACATTTGAGGAGGAAACAAAATGAGTAGAATGAGTAATATTAGCGCAATTGAACAAGTGTTAGAAATGATTGAAGGATATGACGAAAATGCAGAACACAACCCAGCTGGCATGCGACATATCCAAGGTGTAATTTTAGGACTTGGAATGGGAGATGTTATTACTATGGAACAAGCCAGTGAATTACGTGAACGATTACATGATGTTTATAAATTTCATAAGGAGGAAGCAAAATGAGAGTTGACATGTACACAGAACGTTACTATGAATTTGAAGAGCCATACAATGGGGCTACAGTAACCATTGTATTAAAAAAGGGTGTACCACAAATGTACGAATATGAATATAAAGATGTACACAACACTTTAGCATATAAATTCACTTGGCTATACAATATCAAGTATATTGGTGATATTGTAAATGTATGGAATGAAAAACGATTATTGAAAAAACTAGATGAGGTGGAAAAATGAGTAAATTAGATGTATTATTAGTGGCACTTGTATTGGTAGGGACAGCAAGTGGAATAGTGATTTCAGCAATGATTGTAATTTCAGTTCTAATGGTATTGAAGCCAATTACATGGGTTGTACTTGGATTAGGTGCATTACTAACTATCATGATTGCTATTGGTATATACCTATTTGAGAAACATTATCTAAATTAAATATGTTATGATAAGGGAGAAAGTTAAATAAAACAGTTGACTTTCTCTTTTTTAGATGCTATAGTAATGTCATAAGATATTAGGAGGAATAAAGATGGTAAATGAATTACAAAAAGTTGAATATGACCAACCAGTTGAATTAAGGTTTATCAGCACGCTTGAAAAGACTTTAACACCAAGTAAGCAATATATCAAGGCATTATCAGAATATGAAAAGGACCACAAAGAGTGGGAGGTTGACTTTAAAAATGGTGATGCGGCTAAGAATGCAGAGCCACAACGACCAGAACCAAGCTATGATGGATTAAACGCAGAAGCCTTGGCAGTTCACATGGCTAAGGTATTACCAGTGCATGCAAGCTCCACAATTGGTTTACCAGTGGTTTACAACCATGATACAAAAATTTATGAGGTATCAGAGGACAATCTAGAAGCTCGTTTATGGCAGAAGCTTTATAATGAGTTTATGATGGTATATACACCACACTATGCAGAAAATGCAAAGGTTGCTAACCAATTTAGAAATGCAGTCCAAAGAATGGCAAAAAATGCCCTTGCTTCTGGTGCTAACTTACCATTTAATGACAAAATGTACCCAAACAAAATAGCCTTTAAAAATGGCACATATCGCTTTAAAGAGGACACATTAAAACCAACTGTAAAAGAGGACTACCAAACAACAAGAATTGAATATGATTATATTGAGAATCCTAAACACAATATCGTTGCTGAATGGATTGAGTATATTTTAGAAGAGGACGCAAAAACACTTTTCCAATTGATTGGACGTATTTTCTACCGCAACCAAGACCCACAAGCAATGGTATTTGCAACTGGTGAAGGTAGTAACGGTAAATCTCACGTTATGGCATTTATTGAGGAGCTAGTAGGTAAATCAAACACAAGTCATGCGACACTCGCTAGCTTGTCAGGTAATAATGACAAATTCGCAAGCTCTCAATTATTTGGTAAAATGGTAAACATTGAAACGGATATGCCAGCACAACATATTAAACAAACAGGTACACTGAAAACACTATCAGGTAATGACGTAATGAGTGCAGAGTATAAAGGTATTAACAAGTTCACATTTACTAACTACGCACTAATGATTTTCACAACTAATAACATGCCTACATTTTCAGACACTTCACATGGTTTCTTGCGCCGTATTATCACATTACCATTTAATAAGACCATGGGTAGAGATAATCCAACTGATTCAATGTGGCTGGAACGTTCAAAGAACTTCACATATGAAGAAAAGTCAGAGTTTATCAGCTACTGTTTACAACAATATAGAAATGTATTATTTGGACTAAATGGAGAAACAAAAGGTCAGTTCTGGACCAGTGAGAATGCAAATAAATTACGTGACGCATTTATCCAAGGAAATGACACAATGGCTAACTTTATTGATATGAACGAAATTGAGTTCGTAGAAGATGAAAATTCATTTATCCCAACAAATGAATTATTAGAAGCATATAACTATATGTTAGTAAATGAAGGACTAATGACCGTTTCAGCTCGTAAGTTTGTGCCAGAACTACAACGCAAATCGCAGAATATTGTATTAAACAGAGTTAAAAAACGAGTTAATGGTAGACCACAGTATGTGTTAACCAATATTAAATGGGCTAACAGCTTTACTGAAACAGATAATATTTTTTAAAAATAATTTAAAGAAAGTTGACTAAAACAGTTGACTTTCTTTTTTTCGCATGCTATACTTAATTCATAAGTTAAGAGGAGGAATTAAACAATGACAACTAAAGAAAAATACGAAAACAAATTAGAAAGATTAAATGAAACATTTGACAAATTAAAATCAGAAATGGTGAAACTAAATTTTCATATGAAATGACAATGAAAACAATGTTGAGTAGTACAATTGTAGAGTATAACGAAACAGGTTCAGACAAACGTATTTTACTACGTTCACACTATTCAAACCATGGAGAGGTACAATGTATTGTTGTTTCGCTATTAAGTGGTAAAGTAATTAAAAGCTATTTAAACAAAGTAGATGACGTTCACAATACACTTGACCCAAGACGTTACAACAAAAATTTAAAAATTAATTTACCAAAACACTTGACAAAATAAAAACAATCATGTATACTGAATATATAATCAATTAGGAGGAATAAGTAAATGAAACATAAAGGATTAATTATTGGATTGGCAGTAGGATTAAGTTTTTCAGGAAGTACAGCAATGTTGGCAAACAACTTAAACAAGCAGAAATTGAATGAAGCTAAACAAGAATTACACTTATACAAAGAATTGAACGAACGTCAACAAGATATTATTTTGGAATACAAAGTTGTATCAGGAATTGATGTATCAAGTATCACAAAAACATTAGATAATAAAGAGTTAATTAAAGAATTAGACGAAAAAAATTAAACAATTGGAGGAAAAATAAGATGAATGAAAATTTAGAAGTTTTAACAGCTGTATTGGTGGCATTTTTAGTAGGTATCTTTACAATTGTATTCACAGGTTCAAGGGATGCCGTAATGATAGCATGGTCCATATCATTCGTACTAACATTCTTAGCAGCTCAAACATTCAAGGAGGATAAGTAAAATGAATTTATTACAAGCATATGAAGTGGTTGACAGTCATTTTTTAGTAGTGAAAGAATCAAATGGTATGACTGCATTATTAATTGACACAACAAGCGATAAGTCAGTAGCACGATTATTTAATAAATATAATGAGTTGACAAAGGTATTAAATATCAGTTACAATGAATCATGGGGCGGAATTGAATTAGTAATTGGATAGGAAGAATAAAAATGACAAACTTAGAAATGATTGAACGATTAGATGCACGAACATATTTACAGCAAGAGGAATTCATAGACAAAGGAGTAACACAAACTGAAATTGATATGTTTGTTAGAGAAGGTGTACTATTATATCTGTTATGTTTAGAAGAATATTACGAATCAACAGAAAGACATATTGAACTATTAAAAGAAGAAGTTTTTGGAGAGGAAGAATAAAAAATGAAAACAGAACGCATACAAGCAATTGACACATTATTAACGGATATGGAAACCAAGTTAAATGAAAAAGGTGTTACAGATAAGGAGTTGGAAAAATACGCATTATATTCTACACTAGGATTATTAGGAATGATGGAGCAAAAAGGACATACAGTACCAGAAGCAATTGTAAAACTAACAGATGTTGCACAAGGTATGTCTAAAAAAGGTGGTTCAAACTATGGGAAAGGAATCTAAATTTAGTAGAGAAGTAGTAGACTATTTGAAAGCTAAAGGTGCATTAGTAAATGTTAACACAGCAACCATATATGACCGTGTTGGACGTGCGGACGTTGAAGCCTGTTACTTAGGCTATTATATCGCTTTAGAGCTTAAAACAGGGAACTACCAGTCAGACCCATTACAGATTAGATATTTACAAGAGGTTAGACATGTTGGTGGATATGGTTTACTATTACGAGATAACTTAGGTGATTTATACGACTTATTGCAATATTTAGACCAATTAGACAATAGCGAGTATCAAGGTTTTGACGATATTTATTACACATATGAACAACCAGAATTACCAGAAATAAATTATGACGAATTGGAGATTGACTATGATTGAAGAATGGAAAGATATTAAAGGATATTAAGGTTTATATCAGGTTAGTAATTTAGGTAGAGTTAAACGTTTAAAAGGTAAATATATGAAATCAGAAAGAATATTAAAGCAAGTAAATGCTTATAATGGCTATATCGTAGTTTGCTTATGTAAACATAATAAACATAAGAACTTTAAAGTACACCGCCTAGTGGCAGAAGCATTCATACCAAACCAAGAAAATAAACCAACAGTAAACCATATTGACGAAGATAAAACAAACAACGTGGTTTCCAATCTTGAATGGGCTACTATGAAAGAACAAAATAATCACGGAACACGTACACAAAGAACTTCAAAGAAAGTTAAAGAAATAGATATTGTAACAGGTGAATACAATGAATATAACTCACAATCAGAATGCGCACGCCAATTATGACTTAAAGCACCTAACATAAATATGTGTTTAAAAGGTAAATGTAGACAAATAGGAGGTTATGTATTTGAGTATTCCAAATAAAATAGGACAAATTGAACTATTACCAACCCAAATAGAGGGTATTGCACAGTGGAGAGAAAAACCATTTGATTTATCAGACGCCGGAACAGGTAAGACATTCACTGCATTAGGAGCCTACCTGCAATCTGGGTGCAGTAAGTTATTAGTTATCTGTTTAGCCCCAAAAGTCAGTGACTTTGCAGAAGATGGTGCATTGATGGATATTGATATTACACCATTGAATTTAGGAACAAAGAAAAATAAAGAGTTATTAGCTGAATCAAATAAGGTAGCAATCAGTTTTGAATCTGTTTGGAGAATCACTGAATTATTGAAGTGGGTTGATGAAGATACTTTCATAATTGTGGATGAAGCACATAAAGTGGGTGTAACCAGTTCTAAGGTTACCAAGTTTGTAATGAAATTGACAAAGAAAACAAAATATGTTAGATTATTAACAGCAACACCAGTGAGTAACGAAAAACTTGAAAATTATTATCCATTATTATTTATGCTTAATGTTTTTAGAAAGCCTAAAAAAGAATTTGAAGAACTATTTGTCATTAAGCAAATGCGCCAAATGGGTTCAATGCGATTCATGCAAATTGTTGGCTATCAGAACGAGCATTTGTTAAATGATATGATTAATAGTGTTGCGGTGCGTTTTACACGTGATAAGGACTATTTACCAGCAGATTATGTGTATAAGACTAAAAAGCCAGCTATGTATAATAAGCTCAAGAAAAACCGCATGTACAAAGCTGATAACGGTGAAGTGATTGAATTAGATAATAGTAGTAAACTATTTAACGCAATGCGCTGTGTGTCACATGGTTTCTTATTAGGAATCAATAAACAGGTAAGCAAAGAACCATTTGAACGACTGAACCAGGTTCTTGAAACACACAATGACGAACGAGTAGTTATCTTTTATAATTACAATGTTGAACTTGAAATGTTGAAACAATTACTAGACAAATTAAAGCGTCCATATAGTCAATATAATGGTGCTAGCAAAGACTTAAAAGCATTTAAAGGTAAAGACAACGGTGTTGTGTTAGCACACTATAAATCCGCTTCTACAGGCATTAATGACTTTGTTATTGCAAATGTGACAATTTACAATTCAATGCCTTTAGAATCAATCAACTATGAACAATCTAAGGCACGCACAGACCGTTATGGTCAAACTAAGAAACCACTTTATTATCACATTGTACCTGAAACACCAACGGAGAAAAAGATTTTTGAAACAGTAACAAATGGTAAAGACTTTACTAATGAAGATATTGAAAATATTTTAAAATAAGTATTGACAACTACTATATCCTATGATATAGTAGGTACATAAGATAAGAGGAGGAATTAAAATGTATATTGTAAATATTATTGATTTTGAAGCTAGAACACTAGCTTACCAATCAGAATCATTCACTACAAAAGAGCTAGCAGAAGATTACATGGTGGAAGTGATGGAGAACACACACGGTCTTGATGTACTTATTATTGAAGTAAATAGTTATAATTTAGAAACAGCTAAAATTGTAGCATGTTCATAGGAGGATAAACAATGGAATTATTAAGACTTAAAAAGAACGGTAAAGCACCGTTAGTTGCTGGCTCGTTTAATGGTGAAGATAAAGCAGAAGTGAAGAAGTGGGTTGCAGAAGGTGGTAACTATGGTATTTTAACTGGTAAGTTATCAGGTATTGCAGTAATTGATATTGACACTCATAATGGTATTAGTGGTGCTGATAACCTGAAAGAGTTTTGCGAAAAGTATGATGTTGAATTATCAGACACTAAAACAGTTATGACACCAAGTGGTGGGCTTCATCTGTATTACAACCTACCTGAAAAATACAACGAAACACAGTTAATTCAAAACCATAAAGAACTCGAAGGTGTTGATTTTCAAACGCACGGGCGCTACATTGTTGGGTGGGGCTCAACAATTGAAGGTGTAAAATATGAAGTGATTGACAATTCACCAATTGCAGACCTACCTGTAAAATGGTTTGAGTTATTTAAAGATAAAACCATTCAGAAAAAGAATAAAAAGCGTGAGCGCAAATGGACAGCTAACTTACTTGGCGATATAATAGCAGGGTGTGATGAAGGTGGACGTAATAATTTCTTAACTCAAATAATTGGAAAATTATTTGCAACTGGGTTAGAAGACGAAGAGATACGTGTATGGAGTTTATACGTAAACCAGATTGCATTAAACCCACCACTACCAGAAGAGGAGGTATTAAGAACATATGAATCAGTCAGAAAACGCGAACTCAGAAGAATGGCGGACGATTAAAGGATATGAAGGTAAATATGAGGTTAGTAATTTAGGTAGAGTGAGAAGTTTGAATTACAATAACCAAAAAGGAAATATAAAAGTTAGACCAAGTACTCCTCATAAACACGGTTACAGACAAATTAAATTAGGTAACGAAACCAAATTAATCCATAGACTAGTAGCAGAAGCCTTTATACCAAACCCTGAAAATAAACCATGTGTTAATCATCTGGACGAGGATAAGACAAATAATATAGTTGATAACTTAGAATGGGTAACAAAGAAAGAAAATAACAATTATGGTACTAAGAATATTAGAAGCGCACACAAGAATAAATACATTTCTGGAAACTTCAAATCCGTAATATGCTCAAATGGAGTAGAGTATTTTAGTGTGTCAGAAGCTTGTCGTCAATTAGACTTAGACCCAAGTACTGTCGTAAAAATTCTAAAAGGTACACGCAAAAGCACTAGAGGGTATACATTTAAATATAAGGAGGAATAAAATGAATAGTTTACACATGTTTAATAAAGAGTTTCCAAACGGTCGGAGTGTTAATGTAAAACACAACCCAAATGGGTTTGGTGATATGTACAGCACAGATTATCCATATTCAGTAATGGTCCACAAACGTGACACTGGTTTCACAAAATTCGTAAACATTGAAAAACCAAGTGAGGTATTCCAATATATCGCAGAAGTGCAAAAATGGTAAAAGAAAAACGACCACCCAATAGAGTAGTCGTTGTGAGTGTCACTTCATGCTGGGAGGAATCAGCATCAGTAACTTATAATTTATTATACCATAAAATAAAAGTTTTGTGTTGACAAATGAACGTCAATATGATAGAATGATATTATAAAACATTAGGAGGAATTAATTATGAAATTAGAAGATGGAATGGTAGTAAAACGCAAAGACAATGGTTTAAAAGGTGTAGCACATCAAATTTCTGGTAATATGTGGAAAGTCAAATACCATGATGGAACACACACATATACTACAGAGAGTGCTTTTAAAAACCATTTTGTTATTCCTGAATTAGAAGTTACTTTTGAAGATTCAAAATGTGATGGTGTTGAACCTGATGTAGAAGTTTATTTTGAATCAGATTTGATTGACAATCAAATTCATTACACAGTTAACGGTATTCAACCAATTCAAATAATGAAAGCTAACATGACAAAAGAAGAATACCGTGGTTTCCTAGAAGGAAATATTCTAAAATATCCATTACGTTATAAACACAAAAACGGTCTTGAGGACCTTAAAAAAGCAAAAACTTACCTAAGTTGGCTGATTGAAGATATTGAAGAAAGAGGGTTGTAATATGGCTATGGAAAATGATTTAGTAAGAGTATTCAAAAGAGATATAGGCGATTATAAAAAGATTATGTTGTATTGTAATTCTTCACTAAGCGAACAAGAATACCTTGAAGTAACACAATACCCAGATGGTGATTGTGTTGTGTATTTAAATAGTGAATACAATGATGAAATTATATTAAGTAAAAAGCAACTAAAAAGACTAATGGAGGAACTTAAATGATTGAAAAATTTGAACCATTGTTTGAACCGTACGACCGTTACGCAGTTTCAAACATGGGATATGTGATTGACCGTGACACAGGTTTAACGGTATGGAACTCATATGATGACAACGGCAAACCATATGTAGTATTAGAAGGCTCACACAACAAGACACGTAAATTTTTTATTGCTAACTTAGTAGCTGAATCATTTGTACTAAACAAAGGCAATCTAGGTTACCTATATTACAAAGACGGTGATGTTACTAACACACATTGCAACAACCTTGGGTGGGCTATTAACCCACAAGAAGGCAAACAACGTGTTGCACGTCCACTGCGCAAAAAAGTAGAAGGTAAGCGCCATAAATTAATTATTGAAATTAATAAATGTATTGACAAAGATAAATGGGATACTGCTAAACGACTTGGCAAAGAGTTATGGGAATTAGAAGGCAAGCCATGGTCTGAACGCAATACACCATCTCAATATTAGGAGGTAGCAAATGTCATTCAAATGGAACGTACATTACACAGGTAGTAAAGGAAATTCAGTATCAATATATACTAATCAATTTAATATATTAGTTGATGCAGGTAAGCCTTACAAATTTATAGAGCCATTACTATATGAAAAACATTTTTTAATATTTACGCACAGACACGGTGACCATTTCAAACCAGCAGTATTTAGAAAAATACGTGAGAACTTCCCAAATATTAAAATTCTAGCAAATGAAGAAGTAAATAATTTAATGTTTGAAAAAACTAAAATGGGTGCAGATGTTGTTTTTAGTGATAACTTTCAGTTTCAAATTGGTACAATGAAATTCACAACTATCCAGAACTATCATGGTGCTGGTGAAGAATTAGTTGACTGTCATGGATTAATTATTGAAGATATTGAATCTGGTGAAGTATTATTATATGCAACTGATTTAAGCACTACAATAGATTATCAGGAATATTTAGATAAAAACTCTTTACAAGTAGATTACTTTCTGTTAGAATCTAACTATGACCCACAAGTAATTGAATTTTATGAATCAACAAAAGCACACACTGGTTTTGATATTTTTAGTAATGGTTCATATCGTCACTTATCTTCAACTGAACATAAAGAATTTACAGAAAAGTATTGCAAACCAGGGTCAATTGTGGTACCATTACACCAAAGTGAAACATATTCAACTTTTGAAGGACTAATTAAACGTACTAAAAAAGATGAAAACAGATTGACAATGGAGGACGTGGAAGCATGGAAAAAGAAAAAGAACAAATGAGTTATAAAATGTTACTTATGTTAGATTATGGTTATACTGTAAACGACCTACTAAACACATTAGAGGAACGAACGGACCTAATAAGCATGGGTGTTTCATTTAATACTATTTTTAAAATGAAATGGTTACGATTGAAAGCGGAGGACGAACGCAATGGAATTTGAAATTGCAATTAAAACCAACGGTGTTCAGTCAATCGAATTTGCAGACTATGAAAAAATACTAAATGACGCGCAGAAGTTGGCTGATAAAATGAAAGAACAAGAAGTTACGGAAGAAACAATCAAAGAGAATAAAAAGTTAGTAGCTACAATCAATAAACGAATTAGAGAACTAGACACACAACGCAAACTTGTAAAAAGTGAAATCATGGCCCCTTATGACGAACTAAACGAAAAAATACAGACTTTAAAGGACGTGCTAAAGGAAGGTATAGAACATGTCAATGTACAAATTAAAACGTTCAACGAACAAGAACAAAAAGAACGTACATTACAAATTGAAGAACTTTTCAATAAGTACCAAGCTTCATATAACGCGCCACAATGGCTATCTTTTGATAAGTTCATTGCAAAAAACAGAAGTTTAGTAACTAATAAAGCAACCTCACAAAAAACAATCACGCAAGCGGTTGTAATGTATTTTGAACTGTTTAAACAAGACTATTCAGACTTGAAAGAACAGGTAACAGATAAAGATGACCGCATGGCAATTCTTATTGCATATTCAAGAAATGGTTTCAATATGAATGAAGCTATTGAAGAATTTAAAGAAATGAAGTCAGAACGTGAACGACTTGAAAAGGAACAACAACGAGTAAGAGAAACGAAAGTTCCTGAAATTGTAATTTTAACAGGAAATGAAGATAAAGTTGTTGACAAACCAGTTGAAGTGAGTTATACTTGTATTAAGGTTAAGACATCAGACTTAGCCAAACTAAAACAATTAGGAATTGAATGGGAGGAAATGTAAATGATTATTAAAGAAGATTTATTGCGTTGCACGTATTTTTCAAAGGATTTAAAAGAAGGAAGTATCACATTTAAAAAACTGGTAGAGCGCAGAAATAAACACAATGCCCCAGAATTTGACTTTGATGGTGTTACGTTTTATGTTGAAAGTATGGAAGTAGAATATGAAACAAATGAGTTCCACGTTATGAGGGCTATTATTGTAAAAGAAGCAAAAGGTGGACAGTCAATTGAGAGATTTAATCTTGAAGTGGATTATAACGCAAACACAATGACATTGGAGGAAATTTAAATGGCTGAATTACCATTATGGAAGTTACACACATTAGAAGGTAAAAAAGAAGTACTCTTTATTAATGGAATAGCAACATATGGTGAGAGTTATATTATGATTGATAATGTATGTTTTGGATTTATTGAGTTTACAATGGTTAATAACTATGACGAGTACACTCTTAAAGGTACTGTATACGAAGCTGGTGATATTGAATTAATTAATATCTTCATTAATTACAATCAACGTTATATTATTTTAGGAAAATAAGGTACACAAGTTAGGGAAACTATGTTATACTATTTAAGTAGTAAAAATAAAAACAAATTATTGGAGGAATTTATTATGTCAGAATTACAAAAATTAGTTATCGTGAGTGTAGAGGATTCAGAAATTTCAACTAAGTTACAAGTTGCAAAAGAAGATTATTCAGCAATGTTTGATGCAGTAGCGTACAAACAACAATTCAATAAAGAAGCTGGCGAATGGGAAGATTCAGAAGAAGCTATGAAAAAATATAATGAAGCACTAGAAGTTGCTGGTGGCTCATTTGAAGAAGATAACACTATTGATTTATACGTTGATGAACAAACAGGTAAAGCGTACTTCACAGAAGGCTCCGGTTTTATCAAAATTGAGAAACCACTGGTTAGCTTAAAACGTATTAAGAAAGCACCTATTGTTGCAATTCAAGATTCACCTAAAGGACGTTCAGTAGTTATTGAACATAAAGGTAAGCACTACGCATTCAACTTCAACACAGGGGTATGGGTTGCTAAAAAAGAAATGTTCATTCCTAACATGGCTAAACTTGGAAAAGCAAAAGTGCGATTCAACGAACTATTTGAAGATGTAGGTGTGGACTGGGAAACAGCAGAAAAAGCGGTTGGAATGGTTGTTGATGTTACAGTTAATAAAAATCAATTAGACCCAACAAGCAACGTTGGTTGGTTAGAAGCATTACCTCTTGACCCAGAGGACCAACCAGAACAAAAACCAGTTGAAGAAGTTTATCACTCAATTGACATTACAGCTGATGATTTACCATTCTAAAAATATTAAAGAAAGTTAGCCAAAACGGTTGACTTTCTTTTTTTCTCATGATATACTTAGTTCATAAGATAAAGAGAGGAAGTAATAGACATGAGAAACATTACAAACTGGACGTATGAAAGAGGAATGCAACTCTTAGCATGTTGGAAAGAAGAAGGTTCAGAAGTTAAAACAATAAAAGCTATCAACGGTATTCACTGCTATAGAGATGGTAAATATATGGGTACAATGGATGACAAAGACCACTTTGGTGGATATAGACTAAAACAAACACTAAACTAGGGGGAAGCAACAATGAAAAACACATTTAATGTAGGTAATTATGTAGAACTTAAAAACGATAACCACAATGGTATTGGTAGTAAAGGTGATAAGGTAGTTATACTAGCTAAACTATTTAAACCAGTAGATGGTGTAGAACTTATCTGTAGATTCTCTAATGGGTGTACAGAAGGTTTCTTACAACGTGAGTTGAAATTAGCAACAAAAACACTTGACAGAATCACATTAATAAAGTAAGATAATAGTATAAACATATATAATAAACTTATCAAACAGGGAGGTAACCGCATGTATAACTCAAAAGACATTGTGTACAGTATTAAAGATTTTTGGATATTGAATACTGCTGAATACTATGAGCTATATAAAATAAATGGAACTCATAGCAAGAGGGTTGGAAAAGTAAGTAAAAAACTAGGGCTTAATAAAGCAATTAAAAATTTAAATATTTTACACCTAAATAAATAATTTTAAAAACTATTGACAAATTGGAGGAATTAAATATATGAAATACGTAGGAAGTAAAAACAGATTAAGCAAGGAATTAGCACCAATCATTCAAAGTTACATTACAGATGATACAGTAGCATACATTGAACCATTTGTTGGCGGTGCTAATATGATTGACAAGATTGAGCATCATAACAAAATAGGTAGTGATTTACACAAAGAATTAATAGCATTGCACAAGTTCAATAGAGATTATAGTGACAAGTTACCAAACACAATCACAGAAAAACAATATCTAAGTGTTAAAAACAACAAGAATGGATATAGTGATTATTACGTTGGTTTAGTTGGTTTTTGTGCAACATTTGGCGCTAAGTATTTTGGAGGTTACGCTAGAGGATATAAACCAGATGGAGTCACACCACGTGACCTCCCTAATGAAGCAATACGAAACTTACAAAAGCAATCACCAAATATTCAAGGTATTAAGTTTGAATGTAAGTCATTTACTGATTATAATCCTTCTGACTATAAAAATTGTGTGTTCTACTTAGACCCACCATATAGAAAAACATTATCATATTCAACTGGCGGTTTTCCACATGAAGAATTTGACAAGTGGGCTATAGAGTTGGGAAAAAACAATACTGTATTAATCAGCGAATATGAACTACCTGAAGATAAATTTGAATGTATCTGGAGTAAAGATGTTAAGGTTGGTATCAGTGGACAAGGTGATATAAAAAACAAAAAAAGGGTTGAAAAATTGTTTAAAGTACGTTAAACTAGTAGTATAAACCAATTGGAGGAATTAGGATATGAAGAACATTGCAGAATTTAAGAAAGCACCAGAATTAGCAAGTAAATTATTAGAGGTATTCAGCAACCTAAAAGGTAATTCACGAAGTCTTGACCCAATGCGAGCTGGTCAACATGATGTGGTTGTCATTGAATCTAACAAAAAGTTATCAGCAAAAGGAAAAGAAATGAAAGTAGTTAAAATGCGCTCACTAGAAGATGGTAGGGACGTTACAAGCTACATCATGAAGTTTCGCAAATATGACTGGGATAAATGGAAAAATGTTGAAGTTGGTAACCGTTTACTAATTGACTTAAAATTTAGCAATGGTTTTGCTACAGTCAAACCAATTAGAACTATTTCAAAAGGTAATGAAACACCATTTAAACCTAGTGAACCATTAACAAAGCAAACCATTTTATTATTTGATATTGAGATTTTTAAACATGGTAGCTTATTTGTATTCCGTGATTACTTTACTAAGGAATGGTTTATCATTAATAATGACCTTGACGAATTACGCAAGTTTTATCTTGAATACCGTGATTCAATGTTTATTGGCTATAATAATGCGTCATATGACAACAATGTAATGCGTGGATATTTACAAGGCAAAAACGCTTATCAAATGTCTAAAACTATTATTGAATCAGATAATAGAGGTCTTGTATATAAAATGTTTGATAGTCATAAAACGCCACTGTTTGGCATGGACCTATACCAAGATAATAAAGGTTTTAGCTTAAAAGAACATTCCGCATTCTTAGGTATCAACATTAAAGAAACAGAAGTAGACTTTGACATGGATAGACCATTGACAGATGAAGAGAAAGATAAAAATATTGCATACTGTAAAAATGATGTGTTAGCAACTGAAAAACGTTTTGAACAAAATATTGGTATGTTATTGGCTAAAGCAACAATTGCTTTAATGTTTGATATGGATAAGACAGACCTATTACAAACCAATGCTAATTTAACAGCTAAGTTACTTGGGGCAACCAAACAAGAGGTTAGACCAGACTTGACAGACCACTTACAATTAGATAAACGATTAAACATTAATACAAAAGAAATTGCAGAAGCATACTTGAACCATGAGTTTGAATTAAATGAAGATGGTAAATTGAATGTGTCATTAGAGTACACAGACGAAGATGGCTATACAATGATTTTTGGTAGCGGTGGTGTGCATGGTGCTAAAGCTAGTTACATTCACATTGGAATGTTCCCAATGCGTGACTGGGGCTCACTATATCCTAACACAATGGAACAATTTAATTTACTATCAAGAAATATTCCCAAGGATAAAATTCATCGCTATGGTGATTTACTAAAACAACGTATGGACGCTAAGTATTCAGGTGAAGAAGTGGCAAACATTAAAGGTGTAGAAGTGCCAACATATGTAATGATTAACGGTATCAAGTTACCATTGAATACTAAGTTTGGTGCCAGCGGTGCGCAGTTTAATGGTTTGTATGACCCAAGAAACCAATTCTTAGTTTGTGCAACTGGTCAATTGATTATGACAAACATGTATGAATTGATTAAAGGTAAAGCACAATTTATTCAATCAAATACTGACGCACACGCGTATATTCCAAACAGCGAAGCAGATGACAAAGCTATTGATGAAGCATTAGATGAATTTGCTAACAAGATTGGACTTACACTAGATAAAGACATGTTCCGTGAAATTTGGCAAAAAGATGTAAATAATTACATTGCAGTACAACCAAATGGAAAAGTAAAAATAAAAGGCGCTATTGGCTTAACAGGTGGTATGAAAGTGTCAAAAGCTATTGTATCTAATGCGTTCATTAATTATCTGGTAGCTGGTAAAGATTATAAAGAGTTTATCAGTGAATGTAATGAACTAAGACAGTTTCAAATTATTACTAAAACAGGCTGGACCTTTGATAGAACGGTTGCACGTGATAGTGAAGGTAATGAGTTCAACGCACAAAAGGTTAACCGTGTATTCGCAGTAAAAGACAAAACTAATGCAGTAGAATTGTTTAAGGTCAAAGAAGGTCAATTATTAGATATTGAAGCTGATGAATTTAAAGATAACATTTCATATACAAAAGGATTGGCAAACGCACCAGAGTACTACACAATCAGTAATGAAGCGATTGGCGAAGGTATTACAATTGATGAAGTTGACAAACAATACTATATTGACCAAGTAGAAGATACGCTTGAACTATGGTTTGGTGAAAATTGGAAAGAACGCATTGAACAAGCACATCATGAACGAGAATTACAAGGGTTCAAACCAGTGGAAGTAAAAAATTATATTGACTAAAGTATTGACAAATGATAGGTAAGGTGTTATACTTTACCTATCAAGTAAAGGAAGGTGATTAAAATAGAAGAATTTTTGGAAATTAAAGGATATGAAGGTTTGTATAAGATAAGTAATTTAGGAAATGTTTATTCATGTAAATATAATAAATGCTTAAAACCTAGTGGTGATAATTACTTACATGTAGTATTATCTAAAAATAAGAAAACAACGCATAATATCCACCGTTTAGTAGCTAAACTATTCATACCAAACCCAGAAAACAAACCACAAGTAAACCATATTGACGGAGATAAAAGAAACAATAAGGTTTCCAACCTTGAATGGATAACAGCTAAAGAAAATATAATACACGCTTACAATAACCTTGGTAAGGTAGCTAATGTTACTATGGCACATGAGAGTAATAAAGTAAGATGTGAGGTAATAGAAAAAGAAACTGGAGATATTATGGTATTTAATAGTATTTCTGAAGCTGAAAAATACTATAATGTAGGTAGACACACGTTCAGTAGAGCTATTAGCAAGCAAAGCGGAAATATGCGAAAATATAAAATTAGAAAGTTGGATTAAAATGATTACAGTGTATACTAAAAATAATTGTGCGTCATGTACTTTTACAAAACGTAAACTACAGGAATTAGGAGTTACCTATAAAGAAATTAATGTAGATGAAGATTGGGAAGGGTTTAGCTATTTAATGGAATGCGGATTTCGTTCTTTACCAGTTGTGTTCAAAGAGGATAAACCTATTGTAACAGGTGGATTTGCACCAAACATCTTAGAAACCTGTGTGTCACAGGAGGATTCTAAGCACGTTTCAGATTCAAAGTAAGGTGATTATCCATTAAAACGCAAATAAAAACACCCAATATTGGGTGTTTTTTGTTTTATACTAATATGCCCCATGTGTTGTTAGGGTCTCCGTCATTTGGTCCAATTGGTAAGTAAATACGTATCCCATTAGTGTCTGTTCCACCAATCCATACATAACCATCACCAACTGTGATTTCATCATACTTGAATACTGCACCTTGTTTCCATGTTCCGTATACTGGTGCATATACGCTTGGTCGTCCACTACGTAAAACAATAGCGTCAACACCAATTGTAAACTGATTAACTGGTTTACTTGGTTTTGGTGGGAACTTAGTGTTAAGATCCTCTAAGTCGCCAGCGTTAGCATATGTTACAAATTTACCACTGTTTTCAATCTTATACGGATTGACTGCACCTTGTTTCACTTCTGTAATTGTGCCTACTTGGGTCCAAAGACTTGAGCCAGCTACAAATGGTACTACATGTCCATTGTGTGACTTGTGACCGTTATAAATGTAAACATTTTGACCTTTTTTGAATGTCTTTGGTTTGCTTGGTGTTGGTTTTACTGATTCACCAGATACACCATTAGCTAAGTCTTTAGCAAGTTGTGCTTTACTGATTCCCATTTCTGCTAAGTAACCATATGGGTCTGTGTGGTCGCCCCAAACATAATCTGATACCCATTTATGAGAGATAACACCTTTTTCCCAAACAGAAGTTCCTTGGTCAAGTGTCATAGGAATACCAAAGTTTTTACCCATGTCCCTTGTATAATCAATGTATGCTTTATAGTTCTTTTTGAACAGCTCTTTATCATGTGTATGTTGCAACTCAATTTGAATAGGTGCATATGGGTTTGCATTACCAGCACCCCATGAAACGTTACCTTCTGGTGCAATCTTATACACAATACCACCATCACCAACGATAGCTGTTGTATGTGCATTAAACCAGTTGTTTTTCATGTACGTTGCTTCATTTCGTCCTGTGGCACGTTCATTGGCAGTTTCATGTAAGATAATCTTATTAGGTACTGCAACCTGTCCTGAACCTTCCCAAGGGTTTAAATTGAACTCGTTATTAACTTCATATGCGTTAGCTGTTTGCATTCCAGAAAACAAACCAATGGTTGCTAATGCACCAAATAAAATACCTTTTAACTTCATACTTATTTATCCTCCTTATTGTCTCTAATACCTTTTGTGGTTGGGTCTATAACTACCCCTAAAATACTTAACACAACGAATACTGCATTAACCACGTCAATTAGTTGTTGGCTCAAACCAGTTAGGTTTGATAAGTCCAATCCAAAAATGTTTCCCACAACTTGAATCAGAACAATTACTGCTGGAATTAAAGCAATCCAGAATGCTTTGTTTTTGATACGTGTTTTCCAATCCATTTTTAACACTCTCCTTATAATATAGTTATAATAGCGCCAATAACAGTAACAATGATTGCCCCTGATACTGTGCGTGTTAGCCAAGTTAAACGGTCATTTATACTAGCAATGTCTTTCTCATTTTGAATTGAACGATGATGGGTTTCACTCAATAAATTATTGTTTGCCTTTAATTCATTTTTCAAATCTGGAATACCTTCCAAGTTTGATTCAATTCTAGCTAGTTGTACTTTTATTTCCATAAAGTCCTTTTCTTCCATGCCTACATCTCCCTATTTTATTATAATCACCGCCTTTCAGCTACTATTATAGTATATCATTTAAATAAGGGAAATAGTGTGCTTCATAGGACGATTCTAAGCGCTTTTCAGATTAAAAGTAAGGTGATTATCCATTAAAATGCAAATAAAAACACCTCTGAAAAGAGGTGTTTTTATATTATGCAATTGGGAATAACTCTTCTAATTGTACATTTACTAAACGCATTGCAAACAGATTATTTCTGCTTTCTCGTAATTCTAATACGCAACCAAACCACTGGCCAGCTTTAACATCAATTACAACGGTGGCAGTACCAATCCATTGTAATTTGATTGAATCACTATTACCTGTACCAATGGCTGATGCAATCATTACACCACCACTGGTTGACTTTAATTCATTGTAGGTATTTTTTACTTGCATTTTACAATAGGCATAGTCAGATGATGTAGTAGCATTATCACCTTGAAATAGGACTGTTGCTTGAAACTTAATTTTTGCGTCACGTTGTGCTTGGAATGCGTCGTTAGCCTGATTCTTCTTAACTAGTCCATTTAATGCTTTAATATCAGTATTAAAACCTAATGCAGTCAGATTTCCAAACCTGAATAGATTACCACTCTTTGCGTTAGTAATGTTTGTACCTTCCCCCCATGTTGAAATGTTTGGACTATGACCATTGACTTTTATTAGACCACCTGTAAGTTCTGTAGTTCCTGTCAATACTGCTGGGTTGCTACCTTCTTTAGTTGTTGTTACAAACCTAAGACCTCTAGGTTCTAATGTTGCCTGTTGGTTTATTTCAGTATTAGCGGTTGTATAGTCAAGTTCATTTAGGTAAACTCTGTTTGCTGATAATAAACCATTTGACTTGCGTTCTATTGTAGTACCTGTTGCAATATCATACTTATTGATAGTGTTTATTACTTGACCATATTGTATTTTTGTTGTTTCCTCTGTTCTAAGTTTTTCTAGTGTTGAACCTTTAGGGATAATAAATGTGTCATTATCCTGTATAATAGCCCCATTTTCAATCACTGTTGTTCCTTGTCTACGTGCTTGACCACCGCTGATAGGTTCTGTTGTATTCCATGTATTGATAAATTCAGAACCATTTATTGTTGAACCATTAATGTTAACTGCGTTAAGTGTTTCAATGTTCAGCACAGATTGGTCAATTGTTTGTTCTTGCCAAGCACCATCTTTATACACCTTGTATGCTGTTACCATAACATCACCTGTTGTTGGTGTATCAGCTACTGCATTTAAACGTAATAAACGAGTTTCAGGTACTGCTGGTGCAACTGGTTCTTGTACCCACCAAATATCATTTTCTTTTGGTGTTGCTGGTTCTTCCTGTTGAACAAATACTTGTGGTACACTATTGAACATTTGTTCTGTTTTATTGTTTATGTTTATTTGAATTTCTCGCAGTTGTTCAGCAATTCCAGATTCTAAACGTACAAAATCAGATAAGACTGCTTCACAAGTATTTGATTCATAACGAAATGTCAATTGTTGAACACGTGAACTAAGATATAGTTTTTCGTTTTCGTCAACTAATTCAACGGTATCGCCTACCTGTAAAATATCAGGAATGTTTGCAATATCAACAATGTAATTAGTTATTGGTTGACTGTATTTTTTAAGATGTGAAACCACGTTATTTACTAGTGTTGTTTTGTTTGTTGTTTCCCACTGTTTGTGTTGTAAGAAGTAATGTGAGTTAGTGTTATCTCTTGACCATTGCTTGATGTTCTGCGTATCACGTATAATACCACTTGTTTTATTTAATACAAAGCGCCCTTCTGGGTCTGTCCATGTGAAACCTTTTAGGTTAATAGGTTGGTCCTTACCTTCTTCTGTACCACCTGTTGCATAGATAGCATTCACAAGTTGGTATATATCCTCTTCAACTACAATTGAATGAATGTCTTTATTCACATACATTCTGTGAAAATCAGTTGTACCACGTTTTTTCTTAATATCAATATAACGTTGACTTAGTTGGTTTCCAATAAATTCAAATCTAAACTCTATTTCTGCATTGTCAAATTGCGTTGCAACTGATTGGATACGCTCTAATGCTGTGGCTTCACCTTCCCATTCAAGTTTACGTGTTAGTTTTGAAATTTCATTAAGACCAATCTTGAAACCACTGTCGTACGTAAAGCGTTCAATGTAATGCGCAACATTATATGCTTTGTCTGCTTTGTAGTCACTTACTGTTTCATTTAATAAGTCAAGTCCAGCGTCCTCACATTCTAATGTTCTAATTTGTGTTAGTGGATTGTGTGTTGATTTTAAAATGGTCATCCACTCATGTTTACCATTAAGGTCAATGTATAAAACGTAGTTACCTACCTTGAAAAACTCTTTAGCTTTATCTGTTGTTTCAGGTGTGAAGCTTATTTCCATTGTCATTCTACGTGAAGATGTTTCAAGAGTAGAAACATCTTCCGCTGAAATTACCTTAAAAATTGTATTACCTGTTGTACTTACAACCGTTTCTAGTTTAAAATTGCGGTCTGTGATATAAAAGTCCATTTAGATTCCTCCTATAAATATCTTTCGTTAACTGAAACACTAACTTCTGGTGTTAATGCAAAATCTGAAAACACTGGTTTTATAACGGTTTCACCTACTGGTAGTACAAATTTTTCCCAGTCATTGCCTAATGTATTTAATGTTACGTTAGGTGTTCCATTAACGTATAATGTTCTTGTTTCTGTGTCAATTGTTACTAGGTCTCCATTTTGGAATACGTTCTTCACATCTTGTAAATATGGTGTATCTTTCCAGCGCATTTTAGCATCTGTTATATCCATTAAGATGTGTAAGTTTGAACGCCATCTTTGAAACCAAGTGCCAAATTCGTAAATTTGTTGTGTGTTTTTTTCGTTTATTGTGTACTTATATTCATCTTTAATCACTACATTATCAAACTGATTCAATGATTTAATTGAACACAAGCGCCACACTAGTTTATCGCCTAACCGTTCTAAGTTGATTTCACGCCAACCATTTGCGAATTTCTTTTTGTCAAAAGTCTGTGTGTGAACAACTTTACCTTGATATACAATTTCAATTAAGATATTATCACTAGTTGTTGTTGAATCACGGAATACTGCACCCATTACATACTCACCAGCTGTATCTACAAGGTTAAACTCAACACGTCCCATTGCTTGTGGTGAATATGAATACTTGAAGTTGAAACGTATGTTTGCTGTAAAGTTTAATGTTCTGTCATTAGTTGAACTTGGTGGTATAACTGCAACCATACTTGGACCATGCCAGTATTGGTCATTTGCACTACCAAAAACAGGTGTTGCACTATTTGGGTCTAATGACATATCTATTGAGCCATCAAATATATTTGGCTTACTTATGTCACCTGCATAGTTTGGATAACTTGAAACGAAACCTTCATTAATTTTAAATTCAGATGGTAACCTATTGCCCCAAAAACTCCACGTTTTTACAGTTTCAACTTTTGTCTTTTCAATATAATCTTGTTCCGCAGGGTATCCAAATTGTAGCACATTACCTTTTCCATCAACTAAACCACAAAATCCATTATCACTATTCATTTTAAATGTGTATGTTGGATATGATTTGTATGTTCCTTTGTTTTGAATTGTGATATTCTCATTATATTGGAACTCTGATGGATAGTAAGTACCTGTTGTTACTGGGTTTAAATACATGTAAGGTCTAGCATATGCAACGCTAAACTCACTACCAAATGCGGAATACTGAAAATTAATTCCTTTTACATTTGGTGATTCTAACCTAACATCTAGGAAGAAGTGGGTCCATTCTGTAGTACCTTTTGGAATATCTCTAGTGTGTCTTTTTAAGATTCTAAGTGGTGCGTCCCCCCATTCTTCTACAACGATTCGTCCAGCTATGTCTGCGTCATCTGAATCAACATATCCTTTAAATGTTATACCAGCAACAACCCTGTCGCCTACTTTCAAGTCTGAAATCATTCTTCTGGTGTATTGATTCATTTGAAACCATGCTTGACCTTTTGTGCTATTTTTATCATAATCAAAAGGTATTCCACTTGTAAAGTCTGCACCAATAACTGTACTGTTTAATCGTTTTTCTGGTAGTACCTTTACCCAAGGTTTCAAGTATTGGTCAATCTTAGTGAACTCACTATCATAGATTAAATTCATATTACCACTTTTTACATTTGTAAACCCAGCTGGATTGATTGCATGTGCTAATGAATCAGGTACATCAAATGTTAATGTTAATGGTGTATACTTAGTGTCTGTTGCGTCATACTCTTCTGTTCCTGTAAAGATAGCGCTAAAATATCTATCTGGGAATAGGTCTAAAATTAACTCTTTTGGTTCGTCTGTATTGATGATTTTAACTAGTTCATCTTTAGTTTCTGAAACACTCATACCGCTATTGTCTGTGATAATGAAACCATCAATACTAAGTGTATATTCACCTAATCTAGTGTTTCTAAAATGTTTTCCGTCTGTATTACCAACAGTGAAAAAATCATTGTCTTTTGATAAAAACGGTATGTTCACTTTAGCAATTTGAAACAGGTGGCTTGTTTCTTTACCGTCAAATGTAAAGCTTCTTAAAAAATCATAATTTTCAGCCATTCTCATTCTCCTTTATAATTTACTATACTAGTATTATAACACAAAAGACAACCCTTGTAAAGTGGTTGTCTTAATGTTTTTAAACAAGTCCTAAGTCACGTGAACGATTACGTTCTGCGGTTTGATTTAGGTTGTTAAGTTCCTTGTTAAGCTTCTTACCGTCCAATAACACATCTGTATTTTTGGCTAAGATAGCTTGCAACAATTCATTCTGTTGTTGCATTAAAGCAATGACTGTTCCTAAGTCTGTTGATGTTCCTTGCTTAGGTGTGTTGCGTTCTTCCTTCACTCCTAACGCTTGTTTAGCTTGGTTAAGCAATGCCATTGCTCTTCCTCGTTTAGCTGGTTCAGTTGGAATGATAAATTCTGGATAGCCGTTTTCAGCAAGTTTTGCAATTTGTGGACCTTTTGCAATACCACCATTATAATAACCTCTAATGCGTCCACCAGATGGACCCCAACCAGATTTACCATAAGGTAAGTCTTGACGCCAGTTAGTATTGTTGAAGAATGCTAGTAATTGGTCATAGCCTGAATAAATGTTTCCATGTCCTTTCACCTTGTATGCGTCAAACGTTTGTGGGATATATTGAAGCAAACCACGTGCTGGATTTCCGCTTGCGGTGTTGACGTCCCACACTGCTGAACTTTGAACAATCTTTTCATTACCACCTGATTCACGTTGAATCTGTGCTAAGATACCATTGATTTCACTTTCACTAGCATTTGCACCCATTTCTTTGGAAGCTTTGATAACTAATGCCCGCCAGTTACCATCTACAGGACCGCTAACACGTTCCTCCTCTTCTTTCTTTTTGAATAAGGCTTTCACTTTTTCAGCAAATGCAGTTGTGGCTTTTGTTCCTAAACCTTTTGCCATGTCTAGTGCTACGTGTGTTAGACCTCCTAAGTCCATTGCACCCATAATTGCATTTCGTGCTAAGTCTAATGGATTGCCTACCCAGTCCATAATATCGCCAATGGTTTGTTTTACCTTGTTGATACCATTACCAACAAATGACTTGGTATTGTCCCACATGTTGCGAACACCGTCCATAAAACCAGTTCCTTTTTTATAGAATGGAATGCGCCCTTTTTGTCCTAACACCATTGATGTTTCTTTGGCATTTAGCACTTGTGTTCCAGCTGGTGCATTCATCATAACGTTTCTACCTTTTGGAATCATTGCTTGACCGTTTGGGGCGATTACCATTTCAGCACCACCGCCGTCATTTACAATCATAGGTCCGCCAATGTGTCCTTCAGTACCGTTTGCATACTGTGGTACGTCCCATTTAGGAATTTGAGGTGCGCCAAACTTTTCTAACACCCAGTTAGCACCGCCAATGATACCATTTACTGGACCACCAATTGCACTCAATACCTTATTGAAAATACCTTTAAATGCACCAGTAACATGCTTAGCACCGCCACTAATTGCACCGCCTAAACGTTCTGGCAAACTAGTAAACCAACGTACAATTGTATCAATACCACCACTAAATGTGCTTTTGATTCCCTTCCAAAGAGATGAAATAGTTCCTGAAACATTACTTCTAAGGTCACGTGCAATGCGTGTTACATTACTGAACCAACCTGAAACAGCACCATTTACATTTGATACACCACCTTTAAAGAAGTTTTTAACAGCTTCCCACATACCAGAAATTGAACCTTTAAATGTTGCGCCAAAACCTTTTACACCTTTTACTATTTTACCAAAGAATGAAATATTAATCCAGTTCCAAATTACTTGGATAGCGCCCCAAACTAATTGTTTGATACCGTCCCAAATTAATTTCCAATCACCGTTGAAAATACCTTTAAAGATTTTTGTTGCCCCTTCAATTACATTGAAGAAACCTTCAATCAAACCAACTACTGAATCAACAAACATCATTACAATATCAATTGCAATTTTAAAAATTGGTGTTAATAATTCTAACCATTTTTTAATTGCGTCCATTATTGCTTGCCCGTTCTCATTCCACCAAGTAGTAACCTTATCAAAAACAGCACCTAACCTGTCCCCAAGTTCTTGAAGCTTAGGCATGATGTAAGGTATTAAGTCATCTGCAATGTACTTAATCACAACACCCATAATGTCACCAGCGACCTTGAATGAGGTACCCAGATATTGAGTTAACTTTTCAAGAATTGGTTGTGCAAACTCCCACATTTTTTGCAAAGCTGGTTGTACCATTGGTAGAATTTTCTTGGTGAAGTTTGTGATACCGTCTGCCATTCCACCAAACATTGGGTTCAATGAGATACCAATTTCATTTCCTAATGCTTTTAATGCTGATTTAAAGGCATCCATTCCAGTTGTGTTGCTCATTGCGTTGTTCATTGCGTCTTGTGCGCCTTCTACATTATCATATGCCATTGATGTATTGTTTAATGACTTGATAACATTCAAGCTGTTATCTTCACCTAATGCGGACCAGATTGTCCCAGCTTTGTTAAGTGCTTCATATTGGTTTTCCATACCTCCAAAGTCACTAATCATTGAACGAATAACGTCCGCTTGTGTTGCTCCACCTTGTTGCCATTGTCTGAACAGTTCTTGTGTTTGACCGCTGAACATACCTATGTTGTCCTCGAAACGACCATCTGTTAATGAAATAGCCATTTCTTTGATTAAGTCATTGACTTTGTCTAAGTTGTATGCTCCGTTATCTAATCCGCTTTGTAACATGTCAAAAGTTTGTTCTGCTGTGAAACCAGCTTGACCAAAAATCTGTGAGTATTCCGCCATATTGTCGCCTAGTTCGTCTGTTTGGTCAAGACCTAACTGTGCGCCACGTGCCATCAAGTCCCAAGCTTTGTCTGCGTCAATACCAAAGTTGGTCATCATTTTACCAATACCACGAATAGTCTCGTTTACGTCTGCGCCTGTATTTTTAGAAAATGCAATTGCATTACGTGTCATGCGTTGTAGCATGTCGTCGTCCATGCCGTCTGCACCCATTACATTTTGAACACGTATCATTGCTTCTGCTACTTCGTTGATGTCGTCTGAATAACCTTCTGCAACTAATTGGTTAGCTAACCTTGAAACGGCTTGTGCGCTCTCTGCGTCCCAATCAAACGCACCTTTGAATTTGTCAACCGCTTCAATACCAGCATTAATATTTTCAACAACTTCTGTAACAGCGTCACTAATCATATCAATTGCTTTAGTAGCTACCGCCATACCAACACCAGCAACTAAACCTTGTAATCCTTTACTTGCTAATCCTAAACCTTCACTAGTTTCACCACTTGACTTACCTAGTTCTTGCATTCCTTTAGATACTGAATCTAGTTCGCTGTCTGTGTTGTTTAATTGCTTTTTGAATCCTTGTAACTCTTGTTCAGCTTTGCTGACTTCTGTTGAATTTTTACCAAACTTTTGCGTTAATTGTTTGATTGCATTTTCTTGACCAGCAATAGCTTGTTTAGTTAGGTCAGATTGACGTTTTAAACCAGCTTGTTTTGTTTCCAAAGCACCCATTTTGTCGCCAGCTTTATCCATTGCATTGGCTTGTGTTTGGAAGTCTTTTGCATTATCTTTAATTTCTTGACCTAGTTTGTCTAAACCATTCTCAAACTTAATAAGGTCAGCTGTTGTTTTTTGCAAATCTTTTTGCATTCCGTTGTATTTGGCACTAGCATTGTTTAACTGTGTTGTTAGTGTTTTAACTTGGTTTGATTCTTCACCATATTTTGCAATAGCGTCTTGACGTTTCTTACTTAGTAGCTCCACTTTCTTACCTTGTAAGTCAGTAGCTGTTGCTAAGTCTTTTTCTTTTTGTTGCAATTTCTCAATACTTTGTCCTGATTTATCAAACACTGATAAATTGGCTTTCATTGCTGATTCTTGCTGTTTAATTGACTTGTTTAATTTGTCTAATGTATTAATGGTCTGGTCTACACCGTCAACACCAATACCAAACTTCATATTGCCAATAACCTTATCTACCATTATTCAATCTCTCCTTTTGCTTTTGCTAGGTCTGTTGGTGATAGGACAGTGCCAAAAAATGCTAATGGGTCTTGTTTCTCTTCTTTTTTCTCTTTAGTATTATCACTGAATAATTCCAATAAAAGAAGGTAGTCAGCTTCGCTAACATCATTAACGGTCCAACCACCTTCCATGTATGAATTATATAATTTATTTAGTGATTCTAAAGATTCGTCCCAGTTAACTTCTACACCGTCCTCTAGGCTTCCTTTGAATCATCAACCCCCATGATAGTTCCTAAGATGTTTTCTAAAACGTCTACTAAGTCATCAGATTCAATTGAGTTTTCAATTGCTTCAAATGTAACTTCTGGGTGTTCAAAGATTTCAACTAATAATACAATCATTGAATCTAACAATTCTAATTGGTCAACTTCTACACCATTAGCCATGTCTTTTTGTACGTTTTCCATATCACGGTAATACTTCATAATACTACGCATTGTCTTAACTTTGACACCTTTTTTTGTAATTTTGCGGTTTTTCCCGTCAATAATTAAGTTAATACTGAATGATTTTGTTTGTTTTGCCATGTTTATTCCTCCAAATAATTTTATTTACTATAGTTATTATAGCATTAAAAGCAATGGTTGTGGGTGTTGGTGAAAGCAGTGAAATAAAAAAGAAGAGCTGTTACGCTCTTCTAAGTCAATTCAATTGATACACTTGTATCTGCTGGTGTCACCTGTCCTACCACAGGTGGTGTACTAGGGCAATTGATTAATATTGTTTACTTTGTCAACAAACTTATCAAGTGTTAATGTTTTGCTTGAAACAGCACTCATATATGCAAAGCCACGTGAATCTGTTACAAATGAACCTTCAATTGTTTCTGTGTTTGGTTCTGTACCACCAGATTCTGTTGTATTCAATGCGATTTCTGGGTGGCTGAAACGTCCTTTAACTAAACCAAAGTACATTTCTTTACCGTCTGCACCGTCTGCAACAAATACTGCTGAAACGTAAGGCGCTTCTGTATTTTCACCAACGATTGCAATACCATCTTCACCACGTTCAATACCTAAAATTTTCTCATAAACGTTGTCTTTATACAAGTCAAATACGTTTAATGAAGCTGTTAACTCTCCAACTCCTTTAGCTGATACCCAAATTGGAACGTTTGACGCATAAACGGTTGTTTGTTCTGCTGAAATTCCTTGAATTGACGCTTCAATAGTACCGCCACCGCTTTTATCAATTGTGTATTTATCAACACCTGAACCTGCTTTTTTAGGTACACTAATGATTGCTTTTTTGAATCCTACTACAGCTATGATAACCACTCCTCAATATAGTTTATTTTGTTACTATAGTTATTATAGCATACTATTATAGTCTTGTGTGTGTGTTATGCGAATATACTGTATACATTTAATCACCTCATGTATACAGTATATCATAATTTTTATGATTTAGACAACTCTTTGTGTGATTACGTAACGTTTCACAATGCGACTGGCTCCCTCTAGGTCTGGTTCATATGTCTGTGTACTAAATGAACATTGTACGTTATCAGCACGCATTGTCTTATCAATTGCTAGATAGTATTTATCTAGCATTGTCAAATCTTCAACCCACAAATCAACTTGGATGTAGGTTGTGTAATAATTTGGGTCTGCACTTGCGTATGCGTGATAATCCATGTCTAGCTCTGTGATTCTACCTACTGGCAACTTAGGAAGTGATACAAACTCATTTGGTACTTCGTTAGTAAACCAGTTGACTTCTGGGTGTGCTTCATTAAGTATCTGCGCCACTTGTAAAATAGGTAATGTCATTTTAGAAACGCCTCCTCCATTGCTTTTATAATTACCTTTTCTATTTCGTCTTGAACCTCTTTGATAGTCTTTTCAATGAAATGTTGCGGTCTTTGTGTCATTGTTCCTAATTCTGTGAAGTGAACCCTCCACGAAACTTGGTCATTATACCCAATCAACACTTCGTGTTTACCTTTACTTGCTTTTGTCATTGCTGTATTTTTCTGCATATGTTCACGCTTGTACATCTGGTCTTTTCTACTGTACTTTTTACCGTTCCAATATGGTGTGCGTTTAGCAAGCTCTTGCTCTCCTATTTCACCAGCTTTGTTCAGTGCTTTTGCTGTGATGGTATCTGCGTTTTTACCAATCTTTATAAGTGCGTTGTATGCGTCTGAAAAGTCAGCATAATTCTGCTTACTCATTTCTTAACCCTCTTACATACTAATGTTGTAAAGTCACGGTCATAGCTACCTTCTAAAATAGATACTATTTCATAGTTAACACCTTTATATACAACACGCATATCATTTTGTAATTGGAAACGCTGTTCATAACGCACAACAAAATTAGTTGTATCTTCTAATGCAGTACCATATGTCTCTTTAAAATCTCTAAAATACTGCTGTTTTACGCTACACCATATACTTGCTTTGTCAACCCACGTTGTTACCCATTCAAATTTATCGTTTTTATCTGTGGTTTTCTCTTGAATAGTGATTTTTTGATTAAGATGTTGTGTTGGTATCGCCATCAGATAACCCCCTTAGTTGCCAAATAAATGCCTGAATAGTGAACGGTACATCTTGTTGAAGTGCGCTAGTCGCTGGAACACGGTTTTCATACCAAAGAGAAACCAACATGAACTGGCAAGTCTTAAAGCGTACATCATTTGGAACTGTTTTAACCTCAATAGCACCTAAGATAAACATTGAGCTTGTATCAATTAACGTCTGAATATAAACATCGTCTGAATCATAGTCTAAACGTAAATTGTTTTTTACCTCTTCTAATGTTAACATTATCATACCTCCTTAGTTAAAAAGAGGGCTAAGCCCTCTTTTTATTTTCCAGCTGCTGCAGTTGTAGTGAATTGTGGTACATCTACTTTGCTAGATTCTGGCTTACCATCTTCAATTGCTGTTACTTGAAAATCACCTTTGCTATATAGTGTTTCTGCTGTTAAACCTGTGATTGTTACTGGTGACGGTTGTTCAGTCACAATCTTTTCACCTGTTTTCTTGTATACGTTAAATACTTTAGCCATAATTTACACTCTCCTTTTATATTTTAAAAAGAGGTAAGGCGAATGCCCCACCTCTTAGTGTTTAACTCAATTCAATTGATACACTTGTATCTGCTGGTGTCACCTGCCCTACCACAGGTGGTGTACTAGGGCAATTGTGGTGTTAATGTAATGAATTTACCAGCGTTTTTGTCTACTACTTTAGCATCAAAACGCATGAAGATTGCTAAGTATTGACCGTAAATTTCGTGGTCAATCCAACGAGCAGTAGTTTCAGCACGATTGAAGAATGTTGCAAATGCTACTGGGTCGCCTAAGAATGCCACTTTATCACCTTTGTTACCTAACATTTCATCTTTCAACACTGTTACTGGAACACCAAACAATGATTTACCAGACTGTGCTGTAATGTCAGTTTGTAATAAGTAACGACCTTCACCGTCTTTCATGATGTCAACTGCGTTGTAGAATGATTGAGTAACAATTAATTCTAAACCGTAAGCTGGGTCGAAACCAGTGTTGATTTGAGTTTTGATATCATCTAATGATTTAGCTGTTACTGCTGTAGCTGTTTTTAACAAGTTAGCTAAAACAAAGTTAGTTGTGTTTAACCCTTGACGTTGTACTGAATCAGCAATAATTCCAGCTAAGTCGTCCGCTGAATCATCTAATGATTCTTGTGATACAACAATTTGACCACGGTAAGTTGATACGTTGTAAGGAACTTCTTCAAATTCAGGTTTTGCTAATGCTGGGTTTTTTGCTAACTCTTCAACTGTTACCATTTTTGCAGTAGTTGATTTCAAGATTGGGTATTTACCACCAGATGTTTTAACTTTGATACTATTCACTTTATTACGTAAGTCAACAACTGTGTCTGGTAATTTACGTGCTTTTGTGATAATATCTTCTGGAATAATTGCTTCTGCGTCTGTTGATTTAACTTGTCCGTCACCAACCGCACGTGTTTCGTTAAATGATTTTACGCTAGTTGATTTTGAAGTTACGTAGTCTAAAAAGGCACGTTGTTCTGTTGCTGGCTCTGCTAACTCTTTACCATTGATTTTTACTTTCTCCATGTCAATATCTTCTCCTTTTGCGTTCTCTAGTGAACGTTTTTCTTTCTTCTCTTTTTTGTATTCATCATTTGGTTCGTCGCTGACTTCGTCTTTAGGTTCGTCCTTTGGTTCTTCTTTAGGTTCTTCCTTTTTGACCTCGTCTTTAGGTGCTTCTGCTTTATCTTTTGCACGTTCTTTGTTTTCAGCTGGTGTTTCATCTTTCAAAGCTTCTAACTGTTCAATAACTTTTTTAGCTTCGTCAAGTTTACCTTCTGCCAACAAAGATTTTGCTTGCGCTTCTAACTCTGCCTTATTCATGCTGTAAACTCCTTTACATATTATTTTCTTACTAAAGATAGTATATCATGAACAAGGTGAGTTGTGGGCGTTACTCTTACAAGGTTGCTAGTCTTAGTTGTAATTCTAGTTTGCGTTTTTCCATTTCGTTTACTTCCATGTTTTCAAGTGAGCGTTTAGCTACTGTAACATCTGTGTCATCATATGCTGGGATTGAAACCAGTGAGATTTCAGCTAGTGTATTGATTTTTTTGATAGTTCTAACTGGTTTGCCGTCTCTCCGTTCCCATTCATCTTCCGCAACCGTAAAGCCAAATGAACATTGACTAAGGTCACCACGTTTTACAAGTTCCATAACATCATTTCCAAGTGTTGTATTTGGTAACTCACAACGGAATTTCAACCCTACTTCATCAACTGATAATTGAAGTGTACCGCTCTTTGTTCTTCCAAGTAAGTTGCCTGAATCATGGTTTAAAAATAATTTTACATCTTCCATATTAACACCGTCTAATGCTCTTGCGTCAATAGTTTCAATAAAACCACCTAGGTCTTTTGATGGTTTATTGAATTTTAATGCGTAACCTTCAACAATATTGTTGTCATTTATGAACTCTTGCAGTTGTCTAATTTCCAGTTGCGTCTGTTTCATTCTTGTACACTTCCTTTTCTTCACTCTCTGTTTTAACTGTTGTTTCGCCATCTTCTAAAGGTTCATACCCATAATATGCACGAACTTCGTTTTCTTTGATAGTTGATAGTAGCTCTTTACTTGCTTTTCCACTAAATAATTGTTTGCGTCTGTCATCTAATGTATCGTTCATTAGACTTGAAAAGTCCATTTCTAAAACATTACCTGTTTTAATTGCGATTTCGTCACAGATTGCAGATTCATATTGACTAATTGTTGACGCAATATAGATGTCATTTTGTCCGCTATCAGTTGAGTTTACTAATTCCATACCAAAGCGGTTCAATGGAATACCTAATACTTTTGCGATTTGTTGCGTACTGAATTTATTTGATTGAATCAATTTCAAAATATCAGTATTCATTTTGTATTCTGTGAAGTCTGTTGCTTCATCTAAAACGATAACACCATTACTGTTTGTGCTTCCACCGTTAGCTCTTTCAAAATCTTCACGAATTTTCTTTTTGGTTGCGTTGTCTACATAACCTTTTTTAAGTTTTAAGATTCCGCCACCGAAAACACCGTTAGCAAAGAACTTGGATAAAATCTTGTTGCCGTTTGTTTGCATTCCGATTTCATCACGTAAAGACAATAAAGGACTACGACCAATGAAACCATCTACAACTGAAATTCTAAAGTGTAAGATGTCACGTGGTTCACACCTTAACATGTGGTTACCATAATCTAACGTTACATCATAGCGCCATTCACCTGTTGTCATATCTTGAATGAGGTTCACTTGGTCTGCTGTTACAAACTCTAATGACTTAATTGGTGAGTTATAATCATTCTCTTTTTCTCTGTGAATGATTGCGTATGAGTTACCATAAAGAATCAGCTGTGCAACCGTTGCATACATGAATGTATAATGGCTTTGTTTTTCATGTGGTCGCTTGTTGATTAGTTGTAAAAAGTTTTGGTCTGCGTGTTCGTCTGGAACTTTTCTAAATAGTGATTTACCAATATCACCACCAATGATGTTTACACCTGTGAACACGTCTGAATTTTGTAATGCTCGTTCACCTGTCAAATATCCTAGGTTATCCATTCCGCTTTCAATATAATCAATGAAATTCTTCTCTGCTTTAGTCTGTGGTGCAATAAATACGCCCATTTAACTATTCACCTTCTTTCAATTCTAGGTATAATACTACTGCTGGTACTAATAATGATAGCCCTAATGCTACTAAACCAGCTACAATACTAACAAAAAACATGCTTGTTACAAGTGCTAATACTCCTAAAACGTAAAATAGCACTACATAAATTACTGGATTTTTCATATTAAACCCTCCTATACACCTTATTTTAACACAAAACATATAAAAAAAGAGTGGTGTTTAGCCACTCTTTTAATTTATGCTAATTTACGTAATGTTTTACCTTCATCATTTAATAGATATACACCATAAACTTTAAACCCTTCATAATTATCAAGGTTTTCAATCTCAATTTCAAACGTATTTTTTCGTACCACTAAAATTTGAGTACCATCTTTCTTGAAACATTTGATACCCTCTGTAAATTGTTGAGTATGTGTAATCCCATCTACATAATCTACCAACGCAGGACACGGTTCTCCTTCTGTTAATTCCTTTACTACCTTGTTAATTTGTAATAACATTTAAATCTTCCTTTCTATCTGTCTTTTTTTTTTTGTTAGTATCTCTACCACTCCTATAGTATATCATATATCCCTTACCTTGTGGGTGTTACTTAAACACCAAAGCCAAATGTACCTTGTTCTAACATGTTTTCAAAACTTGAATATCCAAAGTCATAATACATTGCTTCACTCATTGCATTTATTAAAGCATCCAATGAATCAATCTTGTTACGATTCATTTTCTTTTCAATTGCTATGTTGTCAGCAAACTCTTTCATATACGCATTATATATCGCTGTATTGAGTAGTGGGTTGTTTTGATGTATTATATCACCTTTGTATATTGCGTCCCTTAGATACTTAGTAGGAGCGTTTAAATACTGTATACGTTGCGGTACTTCAATTAGATACCGTTCGCCGAAAACTTCCGCTAATCTCAAGACTGATTGTGACGCTTGGTGACCATCATAGAAAATACCTTGTAGGTCCAAATCATATGTTTCAACAAAATCAACTATCCAGTCGCACATGTCCGCATGGTCAATCAATCCTGATTCTAACTTACTAATTGAAACGATACCTTCATTCTCATATTGGCGATATGGTATTTTGTCCTCTTGAATTTTCTTTTCAATACCTCCAATTGATGAAATGAAACCATGTGTATTTACGAGTAACTTCTCTTCTTCTGCAATTGGTATAATCCAGCTAACCGCCGTTATATCTTTTGTTCGTGATAAGTCCATTCCAATAAATACAGGACGTTTTCTAATATCATATTCTTTTGTTGCTTTGATTGCGTCCCAACTTTCTTTATCCATGAAACTATCTTGTGAAGCTTGTACCCAGAAGTTCATTTCTTTAGTTAGCCAACCACTCATGTCACCTTTTGCTTTATACTCTGCCAATGAATTAACCTTATGTTCATACATGGTTTCATACAATTGTGTATTCTCAAACAGTGGGTTTGATTTTATCCAATTAGCTTGGTCATCAACTTCGCTGATACTATCCATTTCCCAACATAAAGCAAGGTATGCGTCTGCTTCAACCTCTTCATTTAATAGCTTAGTTATAAATGGATATTCTATGCTGTGCATTGGTCCATTAAGATTTTTAGTTGTTGTACTAATAATCAAAATTAAACCTTGTGGTTGTTGTGACTGTGAACTTTCTAATACTTCAATTAATGCTGTGCTTTTTGCTTCTCCGTATTCATCTAATACGCCACAAAGTACGTCTAGTCCGTCTAAGCTGTCTGCGTCACTTGCTAAAGGTTTAACAGTTGATTCATCTTCTAAGTGTTCAATGTCATATTTGTTTACCTTAGTAATTTTACGCACACTATCACTTGAATTTCTCAATGCTTTCAGCTGTGATTTTAACATACGGAATACAATACCAGCTTGTTCTTTAGTATTTGCCCCAGCTACAATCTGTCTTGAAGCTTTTGGATATTGTCCTAAGATGAACTCATACAACGAGATACCAGCAACCAGAATTGATTTACCGTTTTTACGTGCTAAACTGATATATACTTTTCTGAATCTGCGCATTTTATTACTCTTTTTGCGCCAACCATAGATTAATGCTACAATAAACTTCTGGAACTTAGCTAGTTTATTTGTCTTTTTACTTTTTGGGTCTGGTAACATTTCAATAAATGCGACTGGTTCATATGTTTCTTTTGGGTCGTAATAGTATGGATAATCTGGGTCTTTTGATTTTTCTAAGTCTTTCTCATGACGTCTAATAGCTTGTTTGATTTTATTACCTACTGGTATTTGATTATCTCTTATATAATTAATATAATCAGCTACAAAATCTATATTATTCATATGTATACCTCCTTATTTATATTATAGCATAAATAAAAAGACTTAGGTCATGAGTTTATCCAAAGGGGATAACAAACTTACCTAAGTCAACATGATTGAAACTTAATCTCGTTATATACATTATAACATAAAAAATAGTTTCTGTGTGTAAATAAAAAGACTTAGGTAGTTATTCCCATAAGGCGATAACTAGTCTAAGTCAATTGGTCGCACTGCAACCCTTCTTAAATGATTAAGTGTTGCTATGTGGTTGGCGAACCTTCCACATACGGACTGCCTCACAACACTTAATAGAGTTTTGCTCACTTGGTTAAGGCGGTAAGAGCGTGCCTTTTTGTGTTGATTGCTACCCATCTAATGATAGCCCTTCTGGTTAGGTTTTCACACCTATGGTTGCGCTACTGTTAAGCATAGTAGTTGCTACTCCTAGTATTATTTTTTACTTATTTAAGCCCCTAGGTGGGAGCAAGCTACAACCCAAGCCTGCTAACATGTCCACAACTATTGGAGTAGTTGCGCCTGTATAATAATACCCGCTATTATTATACTATACAAATAATATAGAATATCTTTTACATAAATACATTATAACACAAAATCTTATGCTTGTGTACGCATTTTAAGCAATTGACCTAGTGGGTCTTTGCTTTCGTCCTCTACTTCTTTTGGTGCTACCAGTTTTAACCTTGAATTGATAGTTAAACCTAGGTCATTTGTTGCACTTTTGATTTGCTTACTATAACCCATCATAGCGGTTACTTTTGGGTTTAGCTTTCCATCTGATGTCACTTCACCCTCTACTGAAACCTCTTCTGCAAGTTTACCATATAAGTAAACGTAGTTACAATAAGAAACCAGTGTTTGTGAATCTAACTCACTAAGCGGTAATGACCCAGCAAAGTTACCAATTCTTTCCCATTCTGGATATGCACCCCTTAACAAACCCATTGGGAAATATGAAAAGTCTAAAGGTTCGTAATTATATAACTTCTCCTCTTCTTTTTTCTTTTGAAATTGTTGTTCTTGTGTTAAATTACCCTGTTGTGCATTTAATAACTTACGTGGTCTACCCATTTAGTTCACCTCCTTATATTTAAAGGTGTATCCTCCACATGTTTTGCGCTTACCTTTTAAAACTTTTACAATTGAACCATCATCAATTTTCAAATCTCTAGCGCAACCTCTAATTGAATCATACTCAATTCCATTTGAACAAATTATTTGTTTTGATTTTTGTGTTTTCTGCTGTGTTTCAATTTGTCGTTTGGTTCTTGTTCCATGATTGATATTCTCTTTAGATGTTGACCATTCTAGGTTAGATACAAAATTATTTGTTTTGCATTCATCAATATGGTTTACCTGTGGTTTTTTATCTGGGTTTGGTATAAATGCTTCTGCAACTAAACGGTGTACCCTCCTAAAGTGTGCTTTATTATCTTTCCACAATGTAACTGTCTTATATCCATCTTTGTCAATATTTTGTTTTAACCGTTTGACGTTGTTATATACATTACCATAGTTGTCAACGTAGTATCTACCTTTAAATTCTAATACATCTTTCTTCATTGTATAACCTCCTATATAATATTTAATAGTATAACACATTATATAAGAGGTGTCAACTATACAACTTCAATAATTTCATAATGACGGTTTTTACCACCTAATTTACATTTAATATCCTTAAAAATAGCCCGATTTTTTATTATAAAATCTATCTGCCTCAGTCTGTGATTTAAATGCTCTGGTTTGTTGTGTGCGTAAATCTTTTACCGTAATAGGTTTCGGAGCTGGCATAGGGCTTTGTCACCTACCTTTCATTATATATTTTAGTTTAAAAGAAAAAGTCCCTAACAATATTATAGCACAAAAACTGTTGTTTGAGAAACCAGTTTTTGTGCTGTTTATGAGGGAAGATATTCGTATTAGTGAGATTATGAA